CGTTTGCCGATGCTGCCAGCCGTCGTCAGCGCGCTTGTGAGCGCATCCCACACGGCCTGCACGCCGGCGCTGCTCAGCGCGTAGCCGGTCTTGTCGTTGTTCGTGCCAACCGTCACTGCAGCGGTGACCGACGCCACCGCGCCGCCGGCATAGGTGCTCGTGCCGCGCGAACTGATGTCGGCGTCCAGGTGATCCAGCAGGCCGGCGCGCGTCGAGGTCAGCCGGCCGAGCAGCGTGGTCGTGCCGCTGCTGTCGGATGGCGCGTTGGTCAGGGTCGTCACCGTCGTGATCGTGCCGGCGGTGATGTTCGTCGGGCTCGCTCGGGTAGAGATGTCCGCGTCCAGATGCGCAGCGCGCGCCGCGGTGTAGTCGGCCTCGGTGTGAATGACGATCGGCGCGATCGTGGCGCCGCTGGCGCTCACATCCAGCACGACGATCTCGCCGTTCATCTCGGTCGACGTCAGCGTGATGTAGTACCAGCCCTGGCCGCTCTCGACTGCGGCGTTGCTGGTCGTGGTCGGATTCGCGCCATCCTTGCCGGTCTTCGCGGTGATCGTCAGGCCGGTCAGCCCGTTGCCGGACGAGTCCACCGCCTTGAACGGCACCTTCGCGGCTGCGTTGATCTTGTACATCGGCGATCCGCCTTCGATGCGCTGGGTGATGACGCCACTGACAGAGATGATCGCCTGCTGAAACGTGCTGAGCAGCGTCCGCGCCGGCGCCTGCGTGGCGCGCGCGTAGACCGCGGCCTGGGTGTCGGTCAGGAATGAGGCGAACGACGCCATGCTGGCCTCAGATCAGCGGCGCGGAGGTCGACACCCACGGCAGCCACACCTGCCCGAACTTCACGTAGTTGAAAGGCGTGGTGTTCGGGATCGTCGAGCCTTGCGCCGGCGTGCCGGAGGCCCAAAGCAGATCAGCAATCCGCCCTTTCAACTCCGTCGTCGTGGTGTCGAACAGCCAGATCTGGAATCCGTTGTACGTCGTGTCGCTGGCGTTCGTGCCGACGTTGCTGGTGACCGTGATGATGTTGCTGCCGGTGCCGGCATTGCTGTACGCTGGCACCAACCCGACCAGCGCATTCAGCGCGCTGCCGCTGTAGTTTCTGCCCTTGGCGATGGCGTTTGTCGAGCCAGCCAAACATGCTGTCTGCGACAACTCCGACCGCAGCCCAGAAGCGGCGGTGTTCGGGTTGTTGGCGCCGACGAACAGGCTGACCGTCTGGTATGCATCAGCCGTGTGGCCGCCCTGCAGCTTCGTGACGCCCAAGACCGTGTAGGCGGCTCCGTTGGTGTCGAAGGTCTCAATCCACCAGAAATCGCCGCGCGTGGACAGATGCAGGTTGACGCGGTGCGTGTTCGCGATGCTGTTGTTGTTGAACTGCGCGCCGCTGTAGACCCATTCGTCGGTCAGCGTCGGCCGCGCCGTCGTTGTGCCGTTTGTGCTCAGCGTCTTGCCGACGATCAGGTCGCACTTGCCGTTCGTTGCGTTGCCGAAGTCGACGATCAGGTAGTAGGAGCCGAGCGCCGACGGCGATTGCAGGAGCGCCCAGCTTCGGCCGGTGCCGCTCGTCGTGTTCGCGCCGAACACCCAGTCGTTGGCCGTGAACGCGCCACTCGAGCCGAGATGCAGCCGGTCGGTCGTGTCCGCGGTGAGATTGCCGGCCGTGCCGTCGGTCGAGCCGCAAGTCCGGACCACGGTCCAGTTGCCGGAGTTGCTGGCGAAGCCCAAGCCGGTGTTGCCGACCAAACTCGCGCAGAGATACCACATCTCCCACTTGCTTTGCGTCGCCGCATCGGCAGCGCTCGCCACCGCGCGGTTGACATCGGCGGCCCAAGTCAGTTCGGTTGCCATTTATTCGAGGGTCGCGCCCGTGATGTTGCCGTCGGCGTCCTGCTCGAACGTCACCGAGCCGGTGCGCTGCGCTGGCGCTGGTTGCACGTTGATCGTCGGCGACTCGACGGTGATGGCTGGCGGCGCGACGTTGACTGTGGGCGCTTCGACGGTCACCGCCGGCGGCTGCACGTTGACGACCGGCGCGGCGACGTTGACCGCGGCCGGCGTGACGTTGACCGTCGGGCCGTCGACCTGGATCGGCGCCTGCTGGATGTTCACGACTGGCGCCGGCTGCTCCGGCTGATTCACCGTCGTCGTCGCGTCCACGTTGATCGTGTGCGCCGGCTGCGCCGGGATGTTCACGACCGGTGCCGGGATCGACTTGATCGCCTCGGCGACAGCTTCTGCGATCGGCGTGCAGTCCATCTCCATCGTCATCGACGATTCGCGAGCGTTCATCGCCTCGATCAGCGGCGTCAGATCTTGCGGCTGCAGGCTGGCGGCCAGTTCGTGCATCGCGTCGATCAGCGGCGAGAAGTCGATCGGCGCCGGCGGCGCGGCGTGAACTGGCGCGGCGGCCGGATGCGCCACTGCTGGTGCGCCGCTGGCCGGCGGCGTTGCGCCAGGCTGCGCCGCTGGCGCACCAGGAACCGATGCCGCGGCGCCGCTGCCGCCTTGCGCCTCGAACTTCGTGCCGATCGCCAGCGGCGGGCCTTCGACCTTGATGCGCGCGGCCTCGTCTTCCCATGTGATGTCGTCGCTGAGCAGACCGCGGCGCTGCATCTCCGAGAAGACGGTCTCGGCGCTCAGCAGGCCGAGCTCGCGAGCCCGCATCAAGCCGGCGAACTCCGTTTCTTCCGGTCCGCCGATCTCGCCCGTCAGTTCCACTTCGCCGGCCTTGCCAAGGTTTTCCCAATCAGCCATGAACTGCAGCGCCAGGTCGATCGTGTCCTCATGGTTGCGCGTCATCAGCGAGAGCGCGCAGTCCGCGTCGGCGCTGTCGATGGCCTTCTCGGTCGCGGTGCGCGCGCCGGGCTTGTGCATGAGCAGCTGCGCGCCGGCGAGCGACATGCGCTCCTCGAGATCCTTGATCGACGTGCGGCCGGCGGCGATCGCGGCGCCGCTGTGCTCGACGTATTTCAAGGTGGCGGCCGGCTCATCGTTCGAAACGACAGAGCCAGCGCCGATCTTCAGCGCGCCGTCGTCGAATCCCGCGGCGAACAGGATCGGCACGCGCGCGACGTGCAGGATGTTCGATTGGTCACTCGACGATTGCCAATGCTCGATGTTCAGCCACGCCAGATCGAGCAGCGGCGGCCGCGCCTGCATGTAGCCTTGGCGGTCGCAGTACGTCGTCGCCAGCGGGATCTTGCCGAGCGTGACGACGCCTTCCTCGTACAGCACCCACTCGCCGCGCTCGTTCTGGCGGTACGTGCTCCACTTCGTCGGCTCGAGCACGCGAACCTGCTGCACCGCGGCCACGGTCCACACGCCCGTCGGCACGTTGACCGATTCCAAAAAGCGCAGCTGCGTCAGCGTCTCGACGCCGTTGATGCGCTCGGAGCGCCAGCCGGTGATCTGGTCGTGCTTGAGGTGCACGAAGTACGGCCGGGCGCCGATCGCCGCGCGCTCGAGCTGCGTGACCGCCGCGGCGTCGACTGGCGGGTAATCGACCAGGACGTGCGAGATGCCGTTCGCCAGCGCATCGGCGAACACCGAGTGCGCGAACGCGTGCAGGTCGCGGCCTTGCAGGTCTACGTCGTCGCACCACTCAACGATCTGCGACGGCATGTCGTCGCCGAGCTTGATCGGCTCCGAGAACGGCTTGCCGCTCATCGTCTCGACCGTGCGGCGCATGCCGTTGTAGAGCGTCGAGACGGCCAGGCGGTACTCGTAGGCGTCGTCGCTCTCGGCTGGAGCCTTCGGCAGATACTTCGTGCTGGCCGCGCGCATCGCGCCGGTGCCAGCCATCAGCGTCGCGATCATGGCGCGCTCGTCGGCCATGAATTCCGCCTCGGCGGTCTTCTTGGCTGGCGTGTCGTTCGGGTCGATCACAGGCGCAACTCACTGACCACAGCGCTGCCCCTCTTGCTATTCAACATTTCGAAGCCTCCGCTGCATGCATCCGCCTCGTCGTCGTGTGACGCATCGGGGAAGCCTTCCAATTGATCGAACAGGATCGAGTTCCACGGCGCCCGCAGGAACTTCACGTTGCCGGCGAGCGCCTGCGAGGAGAACGGTCCGAAGCGCGTCACCTTGTCGCCGCTCTCGCGTTCTGTCTTGACCGTGTAGCCGGCGAACTGCTTGACGAAGTAAGCCGCCTGCGACTTGCCGGCCTGGCCTGGGTCTTGAGGAAGCCCGAGCCGCACGCGCTTGCCGTCGGCGCTCGCGGTGTTCGCGATTGCCGTTTCGACGCGACCCGGCGACTCGCGCATGCGCTGGCAATCGGTGATGTAGTAGATGCCGCGCGCTTTATCGCGCTCCATCCGAATCCCGACCGTCCAATCCGGGTCATTCGCCTCGGTCTTCTCGGTCGCCGCGAGATCCCAATAGCGCACAGCTTCCATGCCGGCCGGGACTGCGTCGACCACTTCGCACCATGAGCGCTGGAAATAGAGACCGGCCGCCGGCCGAATCTTCCAGTTCCCACCCAGCAGCCGCGCTTGCTCGACCAGCGGCAACGCCTTCAAGTTCGCGAGGTAACCGGGGTCGGCCGCCATCAGCTTCTTGTTGTCGTAGATCGTCGCCGCGATGAAAGTCAGCGACTTCGGCAACTGGTCCGCGCCGTACTTCTCGATCAGCTCTTCGCGGCTGTCGCCCCAGATCAGCGTATCGTTCTGCCGGATGAACCAGCGGATGACGCCAGAGCGCTCGGGAATCGCGATGCCAGTCGTCGGGTCGATCCACCAAGCGATGAACTCCGCCACCCAGGAATCCGCGTCCGGGTTGCATGTGGCGCGCATGTAGGGACGGACGCCGCACATGCTGCGGTTCCGGCTCAGCATGTAGAAGAACTGAGCCCGGCTGAAGTGCGTCAGTTCATCAAACAGGAACAGCGGGACCTCGCTGCCCTGCCAATCCATCACCGTCGTCTCGTGCTCGAGGTGGCCGATCACCACCTTCCCGCCGTCGCGACCGAACTGCCACGACAGGTTGTCGAGCCGCGGCTTGGCGCCGAGCGAGCCGTACATGCGGACCGTCTGGTCCCACGTGCCGCCCGGCTTCTTCGCATCCGCCAGGGTGCGGCGGAACAGCACCGCGGCGAACTCGCTATTCGTCGTCGCGTGCCGCAGCGGCTCCATCAGCAGGCCGAACGACTTGCCGCCGCCGGCTGCGCCGCCGTAGATCGCTATGTCTGCCGGGGTGGAAAGGAACTGCTCTTGCGGTCCTTCCTGCGGTCGGATCTCCTCATCGGCCATTCGCAGGCATGTAGACGGTCACCTTCGTGCGCGACTCGATCGGGCCGCCGTTGGCGCCCGTCAACTCCACCTTGTCGGTCGTCAGCTTCAGCACCTTCAGCGCGTTCGTCAGCGCGGTGTTCTTGTCGAACACCTTGTACTTCTTGAGGTTGCCGATGAACTTTCGCTCCCGGCCGGTGCCCTCGTACTGCTCCAGGATCTCGATGCCGGCGATGCAGGCTGCGGTGTCGTCGTCGAGATCCTCGATCGGCTTCGGGCTGCCGTCGGCGTTCAGCAATTTCCGCGGGTCGAAGTAGGCGAGCCGGGCGACTTCCAACAGAACGCGCTCGGCGGTCAGTTCCAGCTTCGCGAGCGTCTTTTGTTGGCGCGCAACAATTTCCGACTGAATCTGAACATTCCTCAACAAACGCGCCGCGGCAGAGTCTGCCGACGCTCCCTTTGCGCCATAGCCGGCGCGCTTGTAGGCGGCTGTTGCGTTCTGGTCGATCAGGTACTCAGCGACGAACCTGGCGTGTCTATCGCTCAGGCTGCCAGGGACTCTCCTGGCCGGCGATGGGGCCTTCGCGGTGGGTTTTCTCTTCGCCATGCGTTCTCACTGTGGCTCACGATGCAAGCCCGCAATTCAGATCAACGGCGCCTGAACAGGTACGCCAGCAGAGCGCCGACGGCAATCGCGACCATGAAGGCGAGCCAGATGTTCATGAGCCACCCCTCAAAGCGTCTTGCCGTCCTCGTCCCTACTGCGGAAGTACCCGCGCAGGTCGTCGCGCAGCCGCACCATGCGCGGCGAGCCGTCGTCGTGGAGCTGGTACAGGCCCTGCCAGTCGCGGCGCAGGTCCTTCGCCGGGTCGAATTGGCTGTTGGCCAGGATCTGCCAGCGGTCGATGTAGCCGCGGTTCTTCTTCGCGCCGTGCCAGTAGTGCAGCGCGGCGCCGGGGACGTAGCCGACGTTGCCGCGGATCGCCTTCGCGCGCTGGCCCCACTGGGCGAGCGCCGATTTCAGGCCCGGCGAGCACTTGGCGTTGACGCTCAGGCTGATGTCGCCGATGAGGCCGCGCGCCATGTGGTGATCGTTCGCGCCGCAGACCGAGAAGTCGATCAGGCCGCCCAGTGTGTCGAAGGCGTCGCGACGGATCGCCCACGCATAGCCGCAGTGGCCGGCGTGCTTGCCGTAGGGCTTGCCGCCCCAGGAAGTACCGTGCACGTGCTGGCGCAGCATGCTCGGTTGGCGCTCGCCGCCGTGCTCCGTCGGCAGGAACTCGTAGTTCGGGCTCAAGTCCATGCACTCGCTGAACATCTGCACGACGGCGTAGTGCTGCAGCTGGTGCACCGTCTCGGCCGCCCAGTCCATCCTGGCGAAGAGCACGTCGGCGTCGACCCATGCCATGTAGCGCCAGTCGGTCGGCAGGCGCGCGATCAGCAGGTTGAGCGCGTTCTCTTTGTGCCAGAGCTCGGTGCTCGTGCGCAGCTGCAGGTGCTGCGGGTTCTCGGCGCCGGTGATCGCGTGCGGCCGCTCACCGAAGGCGACTTCGACCACCCAGAGCTTTGCGCCGGCGGCGAGGACGCGGTGCTCGAACTCACGGAACAGCCGATACCGGCTGCCGTAGCGCACCGGGTTGCTGATCATCGTGATGACGTGCAGCGTGTCCGCAGCGATGGGCCGCGGCACGACCGGATGGGCGCAGGCGAATGACATCGGGTCTTGCTCTCAAAGGCGAATGGGTTGGTGCCGCCATCGGGCTACGGCTCGCGCCGCTGGCGGCTGCCGTTCGCTGGCTCGCCCGATCAGCGGCCGGCGCGCTGGATGAGATCCCGCTGATTTGCCCGTCAGCGGCGCGCTCGGGCCGCGCGTATTCCCGGGGACGTAAAGGTGGGGCTCACGGCCAAGCGTTAAAACGCGGCGATGGGTGGTAGCCAGCGATCGGTCAACCCTGACCGGCGGCAGTGCGCGGCGGCTGGATCAATCCCTTCGGCTGTACAGCCATGAGCCCCGAAAAGGTGCCGGTTACGACTTCGGATTTCAGCCCTACTGTCCGGCGGCATTTCGCCCGAGGTGCGCCGAATTCACGGCGACTAGATTTTTCGCTTATTGGTCGACGTTTGGGCTAGAGAGTGCGCGTCCGGCAAGCGCTTCGCCCTGGTGGCCGGTCTGGCTCAATGCTTGGTTTCGCCAGCCAGTCAGCGAAACCGCCCGCCGCATGTGGGGCTGGGCTACAAACGAAGAAGCCCGCTGACTTTCGCCTAGCGGGCCGATGTGTTTTCCCGGAGACGGGGCTCTCTGCTTGGAGAACTCGCCGGGATGACCGCTCATGCTGAATGAGCTAACCGCGTGTTCGCGGTGCAGGTCGCAACCCCTGCCTCCGTCACTTGCTCTGGTGCCGAGCCGAGGACTCGAACCCCGCGCCAACGATTTACAAAAACGCTGCTCTACCTGATGAGCTAGCTCGGCTTGAATAGCCGGTTGAGGCATCCGGCCATGGTGATGATCTTGATCTGATCGCGCGCATTCCGCAGGCGCCACCAACTTTTCGACCTCTGGATCATGCGACGCTCTTTGCGAAACCGGCCAGCGCGATGGCTGGCCGGGGTTCCCGTTGACGTGGATGCCGGTCTGGCCGGCTGTGCTACAGGTATTTCTCTTTGCCCATGCGCGGCGTTACTGAAGGCTGTCCCGTCTCTGGAGCGGGATTACGGCCAGTCGCCGCGCGAATTCCCCACGAGGCGCCGGAGCGGCAAGGGGGCTTTGTGGGTTTAGACGCGGGCAGTCTAGCATGCGCGCCGCGCGTCCGCAAGATGCTGTTGACCCGGCTCAGTCCCGCGCCGCCTCCACCGATCGCGCGGCGCGCAGCCGCTCCAGCATCGCCGCCTCGGCTGCCGCCCTGCCCTCCTCGGTCGACTCGTCTTCGCCCATCGTGGAGCGCTTCATCGCTGCCGCCGCCAGCGCCTGAATGCGCTTCATCTCCATCAGCAAGTACCCGCCGAAGTCGCGCTGCTGGCCGTCCTTGCCGATGTGCCGCTGGTCGCGGTCGCCGGTCTCGCCGCATGGCTTGCACTGGATGCGCGGGCCGCCGAAGCCACCGTTGAAGCCGCGCCCCTGGCAGTGGTGGCAGGTCGCATCGAGATGGATGTCGAGCGCCTGGCCGACGATCGCCGCCATGACGTGCTCGGGCCAGCAGATGTAGTGCCGCCGCGCCTGCCGCCAGGCGAACTCGACCAGAGCGGCCTTCGCCTCGCGCAGCGTCTTCAGCTTCGTCATGATGAGCGCCATCGATGTCGCAGCCTGGGCTCTTGCGCCGGCGCGGATCTCCTCAGCCAGTTCGGCGAATCGGCGCCGCT